GTGTGCCCTGCCCAGTAACGCTCCACGTTATCGTTCCTGTGCCCAGGAACATCACGCCTGGTCCGAAATTCGATGAAAAGGCAACTCCCTCAATAAGGGACCCATACACGTGAAACAACATAACACGCCAATCCTCTTCGGAATCGGCGAATGTGCCATTAAGGGTACTGTCTCCAGCAACGCGGACGGTATGTACTGAGTCGGCCGGGGTAAGTATTCCCGCATATCCCGTCATGTCCCAAGCGGCCAGAGTGCCCGTCACTGGACAAGTGGCAATGTCCCAAGTGCAGTCCGGGCTTGTGGGGTCGAACCTGGCAGTATCGCCGGCTTCCAGAATACGCCCCAGCGACCAGTTGCCCGGTGTGCTGGCCAGGCTATCTACGCCGCCAAGCTGAAACTTGTTCTCGGCCATGCCTTAGAAGCCTCACTCCGGCGGCGGCTGCGCGCCGGCCAGGAAGTTCATCTTCAGCAGCGCGCCGACATCGCCGACGTAATCGAGATAAACCGCAGTCGTCGGCACAGGAATACGAATGGGGCCGCTGTTGGACAGAATGCGCTCCCCGGTAACGGCCGGGTCCTCATCGACATCGGTCCACGTCAGTTCCGCGTCGCCGATCGTGCAGGTTACTCGCAGCTCCGTCAGGTTCACCCCAACATCAGCCAGAGTGATGCGGACGTGTGCGGCATCGCAGGTTTTCTGGGCAAGGCCAAGTTGAACGGCGGGGGGAGCCAGCGTGTCAACCCTGGCCAGGATGGCCGCCAGCGTCGTCTGCGTGGCCGGATCGGCCGAGAGCTTCGCCAGGACCGCCGCGAGCGACGTTTCGGTGGCGGGGTCCGCCAGCGCCGCCAGGACGGCCGCCAGCGTCGTCTGCGTGGCCGGATCGTCCGACAGCTTCGCCAGGACCGCCGCGAGCGACGTTTCGGTGGCGGGGTCCGCCAGCGCCGCCAGGATGGCCGCCAGCGTCGTCTGCGTCGCCGGATCGGCAGACAATTTTACGTAAAGATCCTCAATCTTCTTGCCGCCGGCGATGCCGTCGATCAAGGCGTCGACGTCCACCTTGACCATATCGACATTGATGACCGCCCCGCCGAGGTCGAGCAGCACCGCCCCGGTCTCCTCGTTGATCATCAGGCTCGCCCCGATCAGCCCGAGCTTTTTGTATTTCGCCATTGCTTGCTCCTCGCCTCGGCAGGCCCGCCTGGGCGGGCGAGCCGAAGGCCTCAACTGATTTTCAGCGTAACCCAGTCGGCCTGCTGGCCGGCGATCTGCTGTATTCCGCGGCTGGCGGCCGGCCCGCCGAGCCGCTCGGCGATCTCCAGCCTGTCGGCGCCGGCGTCGATCGAGCCCGTCGCTATGCCGGCGGCCGCGTCGTTAAGGGCCGTCACGGTCATCTCCGGCGCCATCGCGTGCATCATGTCCGCCGGCGTCTGCCGCTCGACAAGCACGTCTATCTGCCTTGCCTGGCCGCTGCAGGGCCGGTATGTGACCTGCTCGGTCGCCCCGAGCCTCTTGAGCGTCGAGAGGTGTCGTTTTGCGCCGTCGGAGGCCATTGGTTCATCCTTCCGGCGGCTTGGTGGCCAGGAGCACCTTGCGGCCCCTGACGCTGCTGTAGATCGAGCCGCCCGCCAGCACCAGCGCGCCCAGGGCGCCGCCGATCTGGGTCGCCAGATCCTGCGATTCGGCCGCAGCCAGGCCGAGCTTGGCCGCCAGAACCCAGGCGATGCCTCGCACAACGATCGGGATCAGCCACGCGATGACGTGTTTCTTGTCCATGAGCCATAACCTCACGATGAGTTTCCAAGCGGCCAGGGCGCTAAAGCCCCACCGCGGCCAGGACGACGCCCAGGGCCACCTTGAGAAGCGCCGCTTCCAACTCCGCCGCGAAGTCGTAGAGCTTGCGTTCCTGCTCGATCATGGCGGCGAGCCGCTGGTTCTCCGCCTTGTCCACGGCGATCAGGTCATTGGCGGTCATCGAGCCATAGAGCAGCTTTCGCGCCCCGACGAAGTTCCGGTTCATCCACGCGGTGATGAAGCGGTTGGCGATGTCCTCGGTGAGCTTGCCGTCGCCCCAATACTTGGCCACGATCTCAAGGAACGGGGCGGCCTTAGGTTCCTTGGCCAGTATCTTCTCGCGGATGTCGGTCCAGGGGATCATGGGTTACTGTCCTCCTCCGCTGGATCCGGCCGGGTCCAGGCCGGCTGTGTCGCCGGTTGCGTGGTGGTCTGTGCGCCTACGTTGGGATTTACCACGGCCTGTTTTTTCGCATCCGCCAGCCAGTTGGGGGCGGCCAGGCCCAGATCGATCTTCTGCGACCAGAGCCGCCAGCTCTCATCCTGCGAGCGAATCCACGCCTGCTCCTGGCTGCGGTCGGTCTCGCTCTTGTCCATCAGCGCGACGAACGCGCCCGATCGGTTGGCCTTATCCCGTATCCAGTCCTTCTGGTCCTGGGTAACGACCGTGCAGCCGGCAAGCAGCGAAGAGGCCGCCAGGGCGGCCAGGCAGAGCAGCGTAAGAATCATCTTGCGTTTCATGGTTTGTCCCTTTTTGCGAATGCTTCGAGCGTTGCCCTGATGGCCTTGATGTCGCCCGCGATTTCGATTGTCGCCCACTCGACCTTGCGCAGGCGCACCTCCTGGTCCGCCGTCCGCTCAATCGCCGCCTGGGCCTTGCTGTCCGCCCGGACCGTGAACGTAACACACAGGACTATCGCCGTGAGCGCGGTGACCACAACCGACAGGCTTTTCCACAAAAAACCGTTCTTGCTCTTGCTCATTTGTCGACGTCCACCTTCGGCGAGCCGGTCGCCGCGATGACCGAACAGGGCTGCGGAGGCGGGGCGGCGGGCATCCGTTCCTCGCCGCCCGCCCGTCCGCACGCACACGATGGATCAGGCCGTCTTCTGGAGGCCCGCGGCCTTGAGGGCCGCGATCTCGGCGTTGACCTTGGCGAAGGCCGCCGTCGCGTCGGCCACGAGCTTCACGACCTCCGCACGGGCGGCCGTGGTGTCGGTGATGAGCTTGTCGAACTGGGTCTTCTGGCTGCCCAGGTCATCTATCGCGGCCTCGAGGCTGGTCTCCAGCGCCTCGGTGTCGTCCTTGAGGCCGTTGTACTCGGCCGCCAGCGTCGAGAAATTATTCTCGACGTCGGCCTTCTCTGTGTCCCAATCGCCGGTCGCACAATCGGCCAACTCATGTTCCGCGCTGGGCGTGCCGCCGCTCTGATCGTCCACGTCTGCGGCGTCCAGGGTCGGGTCCGCGGCAGTCAGGGCCGCCGGAGCGGCCGTCATCGCCGCCGGCGCCGCGGACGTGATGGCCCCGAGCGCCGCCACGTTGTCGGCTGCCTTGGCCGACTCGGCCCCGCCGTTGAGCACCACGCACGCCGTCAGCGCCAGTGCGGCCTTGGCCTTGGCGGCCACGCCCGCGTAGTAGCCGGGCTGGACCGTATCGGTGAGCATCGCGGTCGAGGGATTCAACCACAGGTGGTCGCCCTGGTCCCAGTCTTCGGCCGAGGTCGCGAGCAGTTCGTGCTCGCCGCCGATCTCCACCATGCCGCTGGCGCCGTCGATAATGTCGACAACGGCGATTGCCAGCAGTGCTCCCAGCACGATCACGTCGCCGCCGGCGACCGTCAAGCCCGTCCCGTTCGTCCACTTCACTCTTCTGCCTTCACTGCGATACGTTTTCATCTTCGCTCTCCGGGCCAAGGCTCGTCGCCTGGGCCTGTGCAGAATCGACAATCGTCAATCGACAATCGTCTGTCGGGCCGGTAACTCGCGGCCGGCCCTCCGCGTGCCTGTCTTCAATCGTCAACTCGTGCTCTGCATAGCGCTTCGCAGAGCAGAGTCCGAAATCCCAAATCCGAAATTTCAGGCGCCGGCCTCAGGCATCGGCCGGCCCGGGTTCAGTCTCACTCGCCCGATTCGCCGGGGTTTTCGTACAGGCCGCGATAGTCGCTGGCCTTGGCGCCCAGGTTGTGGGTGCAGGCGACCTTCAAATCGCCGCTGTCGAACTCGGTCTCGGTCTTGATGACCGGGGCTTCCTCGCCGTCGAGGAAGGCCAGCCGCACGCCGCCGCCCGGGCCGTTCGGATCGCCGAACATGTACCAGGCCGCTGCGGACGCGATGCCGAGCTGCCCGCTGCCGACGACGCGGAGGCGGTTGGCGAACGGGTTGGGCGTCTGGTTGGTCTTGGCCGGATCGACCGTCGAGGCGATGAGCTGCTGCGTGGTGATCTCGAGCTGCACGGGTACGAGCACGCCGACGGGCCGGATGTTGAGCACGGCCGCGCCCGCGTCGCCGTCCTGGGGCGTTTGCAGGCCCTTCTGGAGCGCCATCGCCGCGTAGCCGGCCGACAGGGTCAGCACCGAGGGGGCCCCGATGTCGCCGCCGACCGCCACGTTCGCATGATCCTCGTCGAAGAGCGGGATCTCGTCCGAGAGCTCGGCGTTGGCCGTGATGATCGCCGTGGTCAGCACCTCTTCCTTGCGCCGGGCCGAGCTGACCCAGCCGCGGGGCAGGTTGCTGAAGATGCCCGTGTCGTCGTTGACGATCGCCTTGTGTGTGATCTTCATCCCGCGGCCGAAGCGCGCGACTTGTATCCTCTCGCGGGTCTCCCTCAGGACCGCGTAGCGGATCGGCTCGCCCTCGTCCATCGCCAGCAGGTCCGGCAGCTCGCTGATGGTGAGCAGGTCGTGCAGCCTGTAGTCGCGGGCCGTCATGCGCCCGCACCACAGCGGCCAGCTCACGGCGGCCTCGCTGTCGGCGTAGAAGGCCCGGACGGTCCGCCTCATCGCGTCGCCCAGGGCGTAGGGGAAGTCCGACGTACCCATGGCCAGGAACGCGGCGCTGCCCAGGTGGCTGGCCAGCATCCGCGGGTTCATCGCCAGGTCGAGGATCTGCTCCAGTCCCATGGCGTCAACGTCGCCGACGCCCACGTGGCGCAGGTAGGCCCGGGCCGAGCCGACCAGGCCGAGCGCCTGGAACTGGCCCGCCCGCTCGTGGGCCTTGCGGGCCACGGGCTTGCCGTCGGCGCCGCGGGCCGCCCGGCCGAAGCGGTCGAACGTGTAAAGCGGAACGTCCGCCGCCGTCAGCCAGCCGTCGACCATGCCGGTAGCGAGGGTCGCCAGGTTGCGGTCCTCGCCCATCTGGAAGCGAGAGCCCGCCCCGATCTCCAGGGGCTGCATCGCCTCGGCGAGGCCTGCCAATTCCTGTGCATGGGTGAGGCTCACGCCGCGGTCGCACAGGCCGGCCGCCCAGGTTTCCGGCAGCTTCTTGGCCTTGGCGAGTGCCATGATGTCCTTGCGGCGAGTGCCGTCGGCGGCCAGCGCCTCCTGGCCGATCCGCTCTCTGTCGACCGCGCTGACGATCGGCTCGCCGCCGTCATCGCCCGCAAGGCTGTCGGCGTCGCCCGCCTCGGCCGGGGGCTGAGGCTTGCCCTTGGGCTTCGTCTTCTTGGGCGCCGTGGGCGGATCGCCGGCCAGTGCCTCGGCTATTTCCTTCTGGTCGTCCTTGAGGCCGGCCAGAAACGCCGTCGCCTGCTCGTCGCTCGCATCCGCCGCCAGGCCGATGGAAATCAGATACTTTTTCAGTCGCTCGCTGAACATGTTTGGTTCTCCATAACTCTTCCGGCCTGGCGTTCCATCGCCTTGGCCCTGATTGCCCTTGTGCTCTCCGGTCAGCAGACCGTTGGGGTTGCCGCCGGGTTTTTCTACTATGTCCGTCGCCGTCACGCCGAGTATCCGGCCCAGCGGCGGCAAACCTTCGCGTTCGATGTATTGGTCCCGGATGAAGCGTATCGACACGCCGATCGCCGTCGGGTCCTTGCTCGCCAGTCCCAGGACGTAGGTGCCGAGCTTGCCGGTGGGGGAGTCGTCCGCGTAGGCCCCGATATGCAGGTCGGCCACGACGCGGCCGGCCTCGACGCGGGCGTTCCTGCTGCGGCCCATGAGCCGCAGGATGCCGTCGGTGTAGCCGCCCATCGGCCCGTCCTGGAGTTCCGGGTGGGTCAGGCGCATCTTGACCCCGACGGGGTTGGCGTTGATGGAATCCGCCACTTGGCGGAGCATCACGCCGTCCACCTCGAACGGCTCGCCCAGCAGCGGGTAGGCCATGCCGGCCGTGATCACCGCCGCGTTGCGGATCACGCCGCCGCCCAGGTCGCCGCCCGCGTCCTCGATCTTCAGCCCCTCGGCCGTGAAGGCCGTGGCCTGGACGAGGTTGACTTCTCTGTCGTCGCGGCTGCGGGCCAGCGATACCGCGTTGTCACAATCTGCGCGCGCCATTGTCGCTATACGACCCGCGTGGCGGGCCGTCTCCGTCATCGAGAATCGCCTGAAGCCTCGCCTGCCTGGCCACGAGGCCGGCCAGGTCGCCGTCGTCCGCGTCATTTCCGTTGTCGCCGGCCCTGGACGGGTCGGCGGGCTTTTTCCCGGCCTTGGGCTGGTTGGCGATCGAGGTTCCCCAGATCAGGGGCAACAGGTCGCCGAGGTTGTAATCGTTCTGCGCCATCCGCCTGAACTCGTCGATCTCGGCCAGCACGTCGCGGATGTCCTTGCCTTGTTCGTTGCAGTATTCCTGGGGGCTGCCGATCAGGTTCTTGAACTTCATGCTCCAGGCGGCCTGGTCCTTGATCTCGTCGATCGTGTGTTTCGGCGGGCCCTGCCAGTTGGTCGTCAGGTAGGCCGTGCGCCATCGCTGGCTTTCGGCGTAGCCCGTGGCCCGCAGGCGGCCTTCGAGTATGTTCAGCTCGACGAACCGCCGGCGGATGCGGCGCATCGCCTTGTGAATGAAGAGGATGTCCTGGATCCAGTCGACCTCGGCCCACATGTCCAATTTCGCCTGGCGCTGGCTGCTGAAATTTCCATCTGCGTACCAGCGGGCGACGGTGGTCAGGTCCAGGCCGGTGCCCGCGGAGATCCGCTTGAGCTGCTCCAGGACGAACGGCGGGTACATGGTGTCGGGGCTGGCGACGTTGGGAAAGTGCGGCTTCTGTCCCGGCTTCAGGACCGCGAACATGCCGGACTGTACGGCAATCTCAATCCTGCCGGCAAGTTCAGCCTCGCTCGGCTGGCCGCCCGGGCGCGCCGCACTGAGGCGCGCGGCCACAACGCCCGGCAGCGTCGGCGGGCCGCCGGCGTCGGGCTGCTCGATGAAGCCGACGTATGCGGCCCGAGTCCGCGAGGTATGCATCGTGTAGTTATCGAACATCGCCAGGTTGCGAATCGATTGCATGATGGGGCGCATCCACGGCGCACCGATCCGCTGGCGGACGCGGTCCTGGCGGTACAGGTGGATGCAGCGGTCGGCGGGTACTCGCCGCGACTTGCTGCCGTAGTCATCGAGCGGGTGCGCCGCCGTGTAGAGGTGGTACGCCAGCGGCTCGTGCCGGCTTCCCAGCTCGATGCCGCCGCGGACGGCGCGGCCCTCGAAATCCGTCAGCAGCGTGTCGCGCTGCTCGTACTCGATCTCCTGGAGCACCAGGGCCGCGGCCTCGCCTCTAGGCAGGTAGTCCTCGACGATGAACACTCCGCCGGCGGCGAACAGCTCGTTCATCCAGAGCTGCTGTTTTTCCGGCATGGTCTTGGTCTGCTCGGCGTCGCAGACTGCCGGGTCCCAATAGTATTCGTTCCAAAGGGCGTCAAGCTCGGCGTTGAAGCTCTTGAGCATCACGTTCGTGTCGGGGTGCCTGGCGGCCGAGCGGGCCGTTATGCCGCCGCCGACGACTGAGCGCCTGTAGCCGCCCTGCATACTGGCGGCGTAGCCGTCGTTGGCGATCATCGTCCGGCTGCGGGCGAGCATCGTGTCGAGGTCGTCGAGGATGGACTGGTCGGCGGAGGTCAGCGCCGCCCGCCAGTCGGCGGTCGTGGCGTCCTTGCGCGCGGCCTCGTGGTAAGTGCCGGCGAGTTCGATCGGCGGAACGGAAGCCTGGCGGAACCGGCGGACGAAGTCGCCCGCGGCGCGGCCGGCCCTTTCGATCAGCGAGCTGGTTTGTTCCTTCGGTGCCATCAGCTCGCCTCCTGGTAGCGGACAGTCGCGCAGGCGCCGCCGGCGTCGGCTGCGGCCTGGTCCTGCTCATCGATGACGGCCCGCTCGAAGTGGGCGAGCATTCGCTGGAGCTTGTCGAGGTCCTGGTGCGTGTAGGTGTTGGCGGCGACCGTGACGGTCATTTCCGGGTCGCTGATGAGCTCGGCGATCGCCCAGCGGATCAGCCTGACCATCTGGGCGTTGGTGTAGTCGGCCAGCGCGTCGATTTCTGCGGGCGTCCGTGCCATCGCGCCCATTGTCCAGGGCGGCGGCGGGGCGCCGGTAGGGGCTAGTTACCCCCTGCGGGTAAGAATTTTTGCGGGCCTCCAAGGCGACCTTTCATGAGACGAGCCGCACCCCGGCCTCCGTGCCGGGGTGCGGGGGGCGCCGCCCATGAACGGGCTATCTGGCCAGCCCGAACTTCCCCCGATCGGCCTTTCGGAAACGGCTCCCGTCGCCCTTGGCCTTGATCTCGCGCAGAATCGCGGAGTAGATCGTCGCCGCCGGCGTCTTCCCATTGCTGGTCCAGTAGCCCTTGGCCAGCATGCGCTCGACCATCGTCTTGGTGTTCAATGGCTCGCCGGCCTCAGCCAGGACCTGAGCCGCGGCATCGAGCCCGCTGGCACGCTTGCCCCCCTTGCCCCCACGTTTGGCCGTGGTGGGCTTTTCCGGCCTGGCCGCGTCCTTGGCCGCCTCGGCGGCGGACTTGCCGCCCTGGGCCGCCCCCGCCGCCTTCCGCTCGGCCTCGTATTGCGACAGCGACACAACCTTGTGCCGCTTGGCCGGGCATTTCTCCGTCCTGCTTGTCGTCTGCTTCTTGCTGCTCTTCTTGGTCTTCATGGCACGTTCCTTTCTGTTAGGCCCGCCGCAGCGGGCGGTTTCTCAAAGCCCGGCCTTTATGCAGAGGCGGCGGTACTGCCCTTCGCCTCGTGCCGCCTCACGGTTGTCGTTCATGGTGGTTTTCCTTCCTTACTTGTTCCCGCTATACCAACTGCCGCATTTGATCTCCCAGGGCCGCGATGCGTTCCTGGATGACGCGCCGCCGCGCCATGCTCAGACGCTCGCGCTGCTGCTTGATGCCCCGCAATTCGGCCAGGCAGGTGTCCACCTCAGCCGCCAGGGCGTTCATCCGTTCCAGTCGCTGCTTCCGCGTGGTCTTCTTGGCGTTCATAGCTTTCTCCCTTCACTCTGCGTTCAGGGCCAAGATGGTGCTCGGCGTGTAACCGCACCGGCGGGCCGCGGCGTTGATGACCTTGCGGACGGCGCTGCCGGGCTGGTTGGCGTAGTAGATCGCAGCCAGGCGCTTCCAACCGAGGACCTCGACCCGGCGGCGGCCGTTCCGCATCCGGGCGGTCAACCACTCGGCCGTCACTGACTCGATGGCCTGATCGTATCCGGCAATCTTGATCGTGTTCTTCTTGGTCGTTTTCATCGTGTGTTCCTTTCGCATGTTCATGACCACATCAGGCCAAGAAAGCCCGCTACAGCCAAGGGAATCCCGCCGCAAAGGTGCAGATTCCCGCGTCTCACATCCTTCGCATTCATGCGGACTTATGGCAGTTGGCGAAGATTCCCGCAGGAATTACCGCCGCCGCCGACCATTGACGGGCGGGGTCGCCGCCCGCCAATCGCACCCCTCGCCGGCGAGGCATTCCGCCCAGCGCCGGCGGATGACGTCGGCGTACCGCGGATCGAGTTCCATGACGCAGGCGACCCGCCCGGCCCGCTCGGCCGCGACGACCGTCGTGCCGCTGCCGGCGAAAGGGTCCAGGATCAGCTCGCCTCGCCGCGCGCTGTTGCGGATCTGGTATTCAAACAGATCAACCGGCTTCATCGTCGGATGATCCTCGCTGCGTGACGGCCGGTCGAAGACCAGGACGCTGCTGGCGTATTCCCGAATCCTCACCCGCCTGCCCGTCACCAGGTGCGAGCGGCCGGCTATCGTCACGCACCAGCCTTCGGAGACCTTGGCGAGCCCCCAGGCCGGATCCGCGCCTGTGATCGTCGTTTGGCTGCGATCGCCAAGCCACGTGTGGGCCGCCCCGTCCTTCCAACCATAGAGGCAGGGCTCGTGTCGCCACTGGTAGTCCTGGCGGCCGAGGACCATCGCGTTCTTGACCCACACCAGGCACTGCCGCACTCGCCAGCCGACGTCGCGGCAGGCGGCGCGAAAATTGAACCCCTCGCTGTCGGCGTGCCAAACGTAGAAGATGGCGCCCGGGCGCATCGCCTCGTCGGCGGCGGCGAACGCCCGGGCCAGAAATCGCCGGAAGGTCTCATCGTCCATCGAATCGTTTTCAATCGTCAGCGCATCGGCCGTCTTGCCCTCGTACTGGACATTGTAAGGCGGGTCCGTCAGGAGCAGGTCGGCCTGGCGCCCGCCCATGAGTCTTGCCATGTCGTCGGCGCTCGCGGCATCGCCCACCAGGAGCCTGTGACGCCCAAGTTCGTAGAGCTCGCCCGGCTTGCTTTCCGCCGTCGCCGGCGGCGCCGGCGCTTCGTCCTCGAGGCCTTCGCCGTCCGCGCCGGCCAGCAATTCCTGCAGTTCGATCTCCCCGAAGCCCAGGCTCTCCAGGTCGCAGTCCATCGCCTGGAGTTCGGTCAGTTCCCGGCCCAGCAGCTCGTCGTCCCATTCGGCGATCTGTGCCAGCCGGTTGTCGGCCAGCCGATAGGCGCGGGCCTGGGCATCGGTCAAGTCCTCGGCGACGTGGACCGGGACCTTCCTCAGCCCCAGCATCCTGGCAGCCTTGTATCGGACGTGGCCGCAGATGATCACGCCTGCGGCATCGGCGACGATCGGCTGGCGGAAGCCGAAGCGGCCTATCGACCGCGCCACGCCGGCCACGGCCGCATCGTTAATCCTGGCATGCCGATCGTAGGGGCGCAGGGTTTCGACGGGTCGCATGCGGATCCTCATCTTACCGTTCCTTCAGCGCCGGCGGCGTGGCCTTCCGCCAGTTGCAGCCCGGGCTGCCGGCCAGCTCGGCCCACCGCCGCCGGGCGACGTCGCAGAATCGCGGGCTCAGTTCGATCGCCAGGCACGTCCTTCCGGTCCGCTCGGCGGCAATGATCGTCGTGCCGGCTCCGCAGAAGGGATCCAGGACAAGGTCGCCCCGGTCGCTGTGCATCAGCATTGCCCGCAGCGGCAGCTCGAGGGGGAACATGGCCGGGTGCTGGTCGTTCGCGGCGACCGTGTTCATCTGCCAGATGCCGGCATAGCCCCACTGACGGCGCTGGCGCGGGCTGAGCCGACGAATGAAACGGTACTTCGCCCCGGCCAAGGCGATTATCCATTCAAAGTCCGTGCCGTCGAAATCCTCGCGGGAGATCGCGGCCCCCTCCTCGTCCGTGCCGAAGGCGCCCATGTATTCGTATTGCTGGACGGGCTTGGCGGAAACCAGATGATAGGGGCCGACGCCGAAGTTCATCCCCTGCTTGAGCCAGATACGGATCCAGAGCGGCCTGAAGCCGTGCCGGCGGAATATCTCGATGCTGTGGGCGAAGGTCGGCTCGATGTACTGCGAGGCGGTGGCGTAAAGGTCCCCGATGTTCCAGACCACGACCCGGGCCCGCCGGCAGATGTGCTCGATCGCCGGGGTGACGGTCGCCAGCCACGGCGCGATTCCCTTTTCTTCATAAGATTTGCCCACGCCGTAGGGCGGGCTCGTGATGCACACGGCGGCGTTGCTCTCGCCCATCAAACTGGCATAGCTCTCGGCCTTGCGGGAATCGCCGCAAAGCAGCCTGTGGCTGCCGAGGCGATAGATCTCGCCCGGCCGGCTGTATGGCCGCTTGGCCTCGACCGCCGGAGCGGCCGGTTCGTCCTCCGGCTGTTGGGATCCATAAAGCACATCCGCCAATTCGTCGGACGTGAAACCGAGCGATTCAAGGTCGACCTGGGCGGCCGCGAGCTCCCGAAGCTGCTCGGCCAGCCGGTGCTCGTCCCACTCGCTCAGCTCGCCCGTCCGGTTGTCGGCGATGGAATAGCCCCGCAGCGCCGCGGCCCTCAGGTTGCTCCGCACGGCGGCCACGTGGCTCCAGCCGAGCTGTCTGGCAGCCAGCAACACACCGTTGCCGGCGACGGCTACGCCGTCGGCGGATACTACGATGGGCTTCTGCTGGCCGAATTTGCTGAGGCTCGCACGGATCGCATGCAGGCTGCGATCCCCATGCAGGCGGGGGTTGTCGCGGTCAGGACGGATCCGGTCGATCGGAACGGCCAGGGCCCGCAGATTCGGGCAGATTGCCGTCATGCCCCGGGCGGACGTGCGCCGATGTTTCATATCCAGCCGTCATTCCGTGACCGCCTGGAAGATAGTTGTGAAACTGTCGGGCGTGCAAAATACCGCGGAGCTGATACCTCCACGGCGTTGCCGGCTAGCGTGACCGCCGCCGGCCGCGCCTGGCACTTGTCCGCCCGTCAAGCGTACAAGGACTGAATCGCCGGGCAATGGAGTACTTACCCCGGCGAGGTAACAATCTCGTGCTGCGCAGCGAGCCTACTCGGCCGAAGCAACTTCGGCTGCGAAGGCTGGAATCGCTGCTTCGCAGAGCAGAATCAACAGCCGAGCTTCAGCCGGCGCCTGATCTCCGCGATGATCTTGTCCACGTCGGCGCCCACCTTGTTTTCAACGCCCTCCAGCCATCGATCGAACTGGCGGCGGGGCACGTCGAACTTGAATTGGCCCACGAGAATCAGCATGGTCCTGGGGGCCTTGCGGCGCGACACGGGTTCGTCGGACGCCCCTTCGCCCGGCGCGCCTGCCTGCTCAAGCAGCTCCTCCAGCTCATCCTCCGTAAAGCCCAGCTCCTCCAGCGGAACCGACGCCGAGCGGAGTTCCTGGAGCTGGGCCGCCAGCAGTGCCGCGTCGAATTCCGAAAGATCGCTCGTCCTGTTGTCGGCGATGGCGAAGGCCGCGGCCTGGCTGCCGGCAAGGCCGCTCCCGACGGCGGCCAGCCTCTTCCAGCCCAGGCTCCTGGCCGCCTCCAGCAGGCCGCTGCCCTTGATGACCACCCGCCGGCCTTTCCGCCGCATGAAAACGACCGGGGCCTGCTGGCCGAATCGCTTGAGACTGGCGGCTATCGCCTCGATGTTCCGTTCCGGATGCAGGCGCACGTTGTCCGGATCAGCCGTCAGCGACGAAATCGCCACGGCGAAACGGCGCAGCGGCCGGCTGATGTGCTCCAGGCCTCTATGCGCGGATCTACGTTTGGGCTTCGGTTGCGTCCTTTTCATGGGATAGCTCCTTCGATAATTGGCCGGCCTGCGGCGGGTCGATTGTCAATTTTGGATTCGTCGCCGGCGGCGAGATCACGGCCACGTGATCGCAGTAGCCGCAGACCTCGCAGCGGATGTAGCGGATACGCCCCTTGGTGCAGTATCGCTCCCACCTGCCGACCGCCGTGCAGTTCAGGCACTTCTTGCTCGCCACCACGCGCTGAAACTCCCCACGCTCGAGGCGGTCCACGCGGCTCACCCCGCGAGCTCGCCTCTGGCGGAGTTCCGCGGGGCGAATCGTGCAGCGACTGTCTTTCTTCGCATCCTTGCTCATGGCATTCTCCCGCCTGCCTGCGGTTCTAAGCGGGCAGGCCTGTGATTCAGACTAGAGCGACCTCGGCGTCCATGCGTCGGCGGCCTCTCGCGGCTCGGGTTGAGGTTTCGGCGCGGGCTGTGCGAGCTGCTGTTTCCACGCGATCACTTCCTGCTCCGCCGGGAGCAGATGCACGTTGGCCAGGTAGCAGCCGGCGATCTGATAGGCTTCGCAATCGCGGTAGTCGCACCTTGTCCCGGGCCGGCGCGGCTTCCATAGTTCGGCCTTGGTTTTCGGGTCCAGCGTCTTGACGAGGGCGGCCATGTGCTGGTTGTATTCAGGGTCGGGGGCCTTGTTCAGGAGCCACCGCTCAGGCTCGTCAGGCCTGGCGGGCTGGCCTTCGGCCGTGCCGGCCACAGGCGGGCCGCTTGCGATCAGGTCGGCCAGCAGATCGTTGCACTTGTGCGTATCCACCATGACCGCCCGCAGATCGGTAATCGTGCCTTTGCCGCCGGCCCCCATCGGGTTCTTCATGGGCCAGTAGAGCCCGGGGCCCGGCCGGCTGGCGCCCTTGATGGCCCGCACGACGGGCTGGCGGGGCTGGACGTACTCATAGACCTGCTGCGTGCGGGAGATGTTTATGAGCCTGTCCGCCGTGCCGCCCGAGTCGATGAGCGTCAGCGTGACGGCCATCGGCGCGAAGGCGCCGGCCTCGACCGGCCAGCTCGTGGCGAACACCAGCCGGTCAAGTTCGTCGAAGGTCATCAGCTTGCCGTGCCAGACCCGCTGGCTCTTCATGCCCGCGCCCCAGGCGCGGATGACCACGTAGAAATGATCGGGCTGCGTGTCGACCGTGGCCAGCAGCAGCCACGCCCACTTCGGAACGATCCCGGGCTCGAGCGTCGCCCGGGCGCATTTCTCTTCATACAGGCTCGGCTCCGATCGCTTGAGCCGGAACTCGAAGGCCTCGCCGAGCCGGTTCGTGATAAAGAAGAACAGCGCCTCCGGGTCGTCCTGGGCCCGCAGCCATTCGCTGACCAGCGTGCTCCAGTGGATCCAGAGGCAGTAGATCGCGGAAATCTGCAGCCCCACCCGCGTCTCGTCCGGCCATCGCTCGACCTGCTCGGCGTCCTCGTGGACGTTTCCCCAGTAATCGACGACGAAGCCCTCGGCCGTCGTCCACCGGCCGCGGCGGATCATGGCGATCTTTTCGGCGTCGTGGATCCGCCCATGACAGTGGACGCACTCGTACCAGATCAGCCGCTCGCGCTCGGACGTCAGGACGTCGGCCAGGTCTGAGCGGCACTTGACCTCGCCCATGCGGGCGGCCAGGGATTCAAGCCGCGCCACGTGCTCGCCGAGGGCTTCGGCGCTATCAAGCATGATGAGGTGGTCCTCCTGCCGGTACGAAAACGCGCCGTCCTTCGCGGCAGCATGGGCGGCGGCGCGCGCGGCTCCGAGCCAGCGCTCCACCTGGGCCCGGCCGAGGTACTTGATCTGCGTCCAGATCAGGCGCTGCAAGTGGCCGCAACGGGGGCACGGGACGTAAAAGAACAGCTTGATCGTGGAGGCGTTGAAGAGCTGGCTGATCTTGCCGGCCTGCGTCGTCGGGGTCGATACGTTCACCTGGAGGCGGCGGTCGCCGTAAGTCGTCAGCCGCACCTGCGTCGCGGCGATCGCGTCGACCTCCTCGCCCGTCCACGGCTCGAACTTGTCGACCTCGTCGTTTATGACGCGGCGGTAGGGGTTCGAGGCCATCGACGTGGCCGAGCCGGACCACATCAGGGCGAGATGGAAGCCGTTAAGCAGGTCGATGCTCTCGATCAGGGCCTCGCGGCTCGGCCGGCCGATAAGCTCCCGCAGCACGCGCGTCCTGCGGAACAGCGGCAGGATGTCACTCTTGACGATCTCACGCCCCTTGTCGCGGCTCGGCAGCGTCAGGCCGACCGGGTCCGGCTCGACGTGAGCCCAGTAGCCCAGGAGACTCCGCATCGCCTCCGAGACGGCGGTTTGGCCGGCCTTTATAACGTTGCCCTGCACACAGCCCGGGCGCGAGATGATGTCCATGATCCCCCGCGTGTAGGGCGCGTTGTCGTGCCGCAAGGGGCCGGGAATGTTGGAGCGGTATAAATGCCGGTGACGTTCAGCCCACTGGCTTGGCTTGAGCTTCTCCGGGATGGCCCAGGCGGAGCGCTCCAAGTCCGTCCAGGTCGCCGCCGGCGGCGGGGGGCGATGTTTACTCTCAGCCACGGCTGAACTCCTCGCAAATCTGAGCACATCGACTGTCGACCAGCCGCTCAATCGTCTCGCGGTCCTGGCCGACCAGGGAATTTGCTATCGACCGGCCCAGGGCCAGCAGCGCCGATTTCACCTCGTGTATTTGCCGCCGGCGCCGACGGTCGCAGTCCTCAACATCATGCAGCTTGCCTGCATCAGTCAGCCGGCGCTGGCGCACGGCGAGGGCCCGCTCGATGATGTATTGCAGCTTCGCCTTACCGACCGGGCCCATGCCGGCGAATTCCCCCCGCCCCTCCTGCGCAGCTTGGACCTTCGCCCGGTACGCCGCCGCGGGATCGGGCTTGAGCTGGATCTCGGCCCACGCCCGAACCTTCCTGACCTCCCACGGCGGCCCGAGGGCGAAGGGCCAGTCTTCGCGCGCGATCCATTTGCGCACCGTACTCTCGGCTTTGCCGACCTGGCGGCCCAGGGAGCGAATCGACTTGGCCATGATGGGGCGCTTCCCGTGCTTCACAATTTCATCGTTCCTGGGGCCGCCCAACGCTCCGTCGGCCCCGCTAACGGGTTCCCAAAGTTCCTAATCACTTACGTCGCTTTCACTTGCGCCCCTGCGCGACTGTTTTTTTCCGGGCCGTTTTCAGGCGAAGCGCGAGACTCGCGTTGACCCGTATCTGGGCCCCCCCCTACGGAGGACCCGAACCCAACTTGAACTTCGCCGTCCGCCTTGCCTGAGCCCATCCATCACTGCCAACCGCGGCCGCCATGTGCTCATTCAGCCAGTGCATCCAGGCCGCTCCTTTGGGCTTGTTCGTCCGTTTGCGACGGACGGCGTTGGCTTCCTTGAGCGCTCGCTGATGCAGTCGCAGTAGTTCGACCTGCCCCATGCCCAGGTCCAGCACTGCCGACCACGCGACCATCAGTGCCCCCCGTTCCCGCCGCTCAAACTCGTCCGGCCCCTGCATAGGCCGAGCCTTCCGGCCCTCCACCACCAAGTCCTCGCGGGTCGGGTACAACGCGTTCCCGATGCTTGTCACCATGATCTCCAGCGAGTCCAGGCACGCCGACGCCGGCTCAAACGCTTCTGCCTCGCCGTGTCCCTTCGTCCCGCCTGGGTCGGCTTCCGTCGGCCTACCGGCTTCGGCATCGGCATCGGCTTGCGGCGGGTGGTGGGCGGGGGCGGCTGGGACGGCGTCTCTGGCCTGCCCGTTGCCGGCCTGCCCGTTCCCCGCCTGCCCGTTGTCGGCCTCAACGTCGCCCGTTGCCGCCTGCTCGTCTCTGCTCGGCCTGTCAGCCGCAGGCGGCGCAGGCGCAGCCAAAGCCACCTGCGGCGTCTGGGGTCTCGGGTCTGAAGCCCGTGCCGAAGCCGCAGCCGTCAGATTCTCTCCTTCCGTCTGGCCGCAGCCGTCTGCCGACGGAGGCGGAGGCGTAGCCGAAGCCGCCGGCGGCGTCTGGGGTCTCCGGTCTGCCGTCTCGGGTCTCGGGTCTGCCGTCTTCCGTCTTGATCTTGAGACGTCCGTCGGCCGCTGTCCGGAAACCTTCCGGCCGCTTTCCGGCCGCTGTCCGGAAACCTTCCGGCCGCTCTCCGGACGCCGTCGGGAACCTTTCCGGCCGTACCGCCGGGCCCGCCATGATAATTTGCGCTCTGCCCCGCCTCGCGGGTCGTGTAGCGACTGGCCCTCGGCCATCTGCTGGCGCCCTTGCCGCCGGCCCTCGGAGAGGCCATCATCGGACCCATCGGATCGGCGCGCCGGCACCAGCGCGGCACCAGTCGCCGTCGCGTCGCGGTGGATCAGATCCATAAAGTCCGGGCGGACCATCCTGGCCAGCAGCCCGACGCGTTCCAGCGCCTCCAGCGACCGCTTGACCAGCTCGACATCGGCGCATCCTATCGCCTGGCCGACCTGGGCGCTGCTCGCCTCGCTGAACTCGTAGTTAACCAGCCATCCCCTCAGCGGTGCGATCGTGGCAAAGCCATAATGGGCCAGCAGCTCGTCGAAGATGCCGAGGATCGCAAACCCCTCCGGCATCGCCTTGATGGCCTGACGGCGCATCTGGTATTTCAGGCCGCTTTCGCTGCCGTCGGCCGGCGAGCGGAACTTTCCCCAATCGAGCGGCGTGGAGCGCCCCTTCCTGATCGCATCCTCGGGCAGGAGCCGCCAGATCTCCGCGATGTATAGGATCGTGCTGCCGTCTCTACCGTGTTTCGTCATCCGTAACCTCGTCACGACAAGGGGCCGCCTTCCTTGGCGCCTGGCAAGTCAATTGCCGTCGGAACGTTGTTTATTTCAGGCCGGAAACTCATTGTGCTCCACGCCGTCGAGCAGGCGGCCGGCCCGCTTCTTGCCAACGCGGCGCATCGGCAGTTCAGGCTGCCAACGACCCGGCGCGACTTGCAATAACACTGTGGCCTTTTCTCCTGTCAATTCGGCCCGCAAAGACACACCTGCCCACTCTCCATGCTGCTTGAAGAAGAACGGCACGCCGGCGGCCTGGCAGTCGTCGAGGAGCAGTCGCGCCCAATCCGGGTGCATCGGCCGGGCGCCGGTGCCGGATTCGCCGCCGCAGATCAGCCAGTCCAACCTTGGCCCAAAGCCGGGCGGACATTCATGTTCGTCGGCGTCCCAAGTCGTGCCGCACCGAACGCAATGACTCAGCCCCGTGCGCTCATCATAATCGCCATCGTCACCGCCAATGTACCGCCGCACATCCACCGACCCGATCATCGGCTCGATGCTGACGAAGTGCAGGGCCGCGGGGCACTTCAGCAGTTCCGGTATCCGCTCACCGGCCGTCGGCTGATCCTCGACGCTCGTGCCGAGCCAGACATTAGGGAGCGGCCAATGAAATCCGACGGCGTACTTGGCAAATTGCCGGCCGGTCAGTTTTGCCTTCAGTCGGCCGGCGATCTCCAAGATGCCGTAGGCGCGGTCCTGGCCGCCGGCGGGGATCGGCTTGGCTGTTGCCATGTATTCCGCCGCCCGTTCCGGTCGCTTCGTCAGAACAAGGAATAGATGCTGCGGGCAAAGCACCATGACTGCAAAGACGCGGTTGATCTCCGTGAACGGAATGTCCTTATGGAACAGATCGCTCCGCAGGCAGACACCGATTGCCCGCGGCTCTCGCCAGTGAAGCGGGCACATCAGTTCCGTCTCGCCCCGGTAGACCGGCCCACGCCAGAAGTATTTATCGCCGAGAATAACATCACGCGTGCCGCCGGGGGTTTCCGGGCAATCGTTCGCCCCTCGCACAATCACGGTATCCGGCCTGAGGCAGTGCCCCAGATCTCTGAACCGCCCGTCCTCTTCGCGCTTTGCAAAGCAGCGCTCGCAGCCGCGAGAGACCGGCGTGCATCCGATCCACGGATTCCAGGTCTCAGCCCGATACCCCGGCACGTGCAGCCATTCAATCTTGCTTGCCATGCTGCTTCTCCTTCGTTTGCGCCGCCTTCCGCCTTCGGACGGCTGCCGTCGCTCGGTTGTCCCGCCAAACGCAAAACTGAACGCGGCCGCGCCTTATGCGGAAGTCCATCCGATGCACCAGCCCACAATCGCAACACTGCATTTTGTAGCCTCTCCGCCTTGGCTGCACCCATTCGCCGGACCTGGGCTCTTCATATTTCATCTCTTCTGCTCCACCCGCGAGCCCTCGGCGGTTTGGTCTGGACACTTACCGTCAACGTAAGGCCACCAGCGCAACAGAATGCCGCGCCTCAGGGCGGCTTCGTCGAAGTGCCGGGGGCACAACACCCCGCCTCGTTGTCCCGTCACGACGAACCAAAGTCCGTCGTCGCTGTACCAGACGAGCGGCTGGCGCACCCCACATCGGTCGCAATACTCTATGATGGTGATCAGCCGCAGCCGACACAGCATCCGCTTCCACCATTTGCGCAACAGCCAGAGAAGCCGCATCATCCCTCCTTGTCCTTCGCCGCCTCGGCGGTTCCGCGGAGGCGTTTCTTCATCGCGGCCAGCTCCTCGGCGAGTTTCGCCCGGCGCTTCCGGCCCATGAACCGGCCATTGGCCCTGAGCATGCACTCGGCCTCGTAGAGCCGCTCGACATCCCGGCGCAGGCGCCGGGCGATCCGCACCAGGCCCAGGCGCGTCGGGCACGGCCTCAACGTCCAGTACCAGAACCTTCCCCCGGCCTCGAACTTCACCGTGCCCCGCGACCAGTCAGGGAAAATATCCCGACCGACCTCGATCATCCCCAGGGCGCCGAAGCTCACGCCGATCTCTCGGCTTATGCCACGTCCGCAGACCCGCCCAAACCAGCATGTCCAACCGCGCCGGCCGATGAGGCTGGAGCTGATGAGATTCCGCTTAATCCGTTTCATTGGCTTTCCTTCCCGCTGAGCTTCCCGCCTCGCGGGCTCGCCTTGCGAAGTCGCGCCAAGGGCGGATCGTGTAGTGACTTGCCGATGTCCTGCTTGGCCTGGACGATGCCGCGCAGGATCGCCCGCGCCGTGTCGATTTGGACAGCGCGCCCGACCATGTACCAGACGTCGGTGGGGCTACCGTAGAATAGGTAGTCGGCCGGGAAGCCCTGGAGCGCCGCGGCCTCCTGCCACTCGATCTGGCGCATTCCTCCCGGAAGGCGATCGTCGGCGATGACGTATTCCGGATCCCGCCGCGACGATGTGCAGCAGATTGTCGGGGCCTTCTTGGCGGGATTCGCGACGTAGCATTTGTCAACGGCGAACGTGTCGCTCATGGAGGGCTCCCGACCGAAGGTCCGTTTGCCGATGCGATAAGGCCCAGACCGCAGGCAGTCCGCCGCGACCCGCTCCGATGGCGCATCTAGGAGCGGGCCGAAGCCCGGCGGCGTCGGGAATCGTCCCACGTAGATCCGCTTGCGGCGCTGCGCCGAGAAGTCAGCCGCGTCCAATTCTCTCCACGGCATTCCGGCCGGCAGTTCCGCCGCGAGCCGCTTGACGTCCTCCAAGCACCACCACGTCGGGCCGATCCGTTCGACCAGGGACAGCACGGCCCGCAGCGTGGCTCGCTCGTTCTCCATCTCGGCCTCTTCGGGCTGGTTACCCACGTTCCGGCGGATGGAAAGCCACGCGCAAGGAATCCCGCCCAGGACCAGATCGATCTTCACTTTCCGGCTTAGTTCCAGGATTCTTTCCTGCGTCTCGCGCTCGCGGACATCGCCGCAAATGACCTCGGTCCCCGGGTGGTTCAAGCGATATGTGACGCAGGCGGGCTCCCACAAATCAACGGCGGCGACGATCGTGATGGGCAAGCCGCGCGCCGCGCATGCCCACCCGCCGGCCCCCGCGCACAGATCAATCGCTAAGATTTGCTCAGCAAGGCTCATCCGACGTTGCCCTTGGTCAGCCATCTGCGGTCTCTAATTGCTAATGGTCAATTGTCAATTGACAATTCTTCGCTTCGCCTCGCCACTGCCGCCCGCCGCCAGTCGCCCTTGAGGCCCTCGAGGCCTCGCAGGTATGCCGCGTCGGCGCACCGCTCAATCGCCGGCAGTGCCTCGTCCTTCTTGCCGGCCCGGATCGCGATCTTCATCCGCTCGTGGCGGTCGCCGGGAACGGCGCAGCCTATCGAGCAGCCATCGCACGCGCGCGTGCAGAACTCGGCCTTTGGTGCCTTGGCCTCCTTGTTCACGACCGGCTTCTGCCCCTTGTCGAACGTCTCCCACCGGGGCCGCGGCGCCACCGTGACGCCCAGGCGGACAGCCAGCGCCTCGGCGGCCTCGATGTCCAGACGGGCGTCCTCGTCAAGGTCGCGGCGATCCGCGCTGGGCTTCTGCCAGATATTTTCACCGGCAATGCCCGCAAGGATCTGCTCCAGCAGGTGCGTGGCCTGCTTGCCCGCCAGTTCCGGGTAACCCCCTGCCCGCACGACTTCAATCGCCGCCGCCTGGACCTTTTGCCTGTTCTTCCATGGGGCATCTGAACGGATTTGTACGTCCTGGCTGGCGAAGGCCAGTCCCAGTAGCACCCGCCAGTCGATCTTCTCGGCCGGCAGGCCGCCGACGTGGACGATCACCGCCTTGGCCGCCGCGACGCCCCAGTCCCACAGCGCCAGCGCGAAGCGCTCCTTTGGTGTATTCGGAAACGGCGGGGCCTTGGGTTGCGGCGACGCCGCTCCGCGCCCGCCGGCGCGCGCCTTGGCCTTATCGACGCACTTGGGGCATTGCTTGCGGCCCGCCTGCGCTTTGAAGGTCTCGCCTGCGTCGGCGACCCTGCCGCAGTCCTCGCAGATGTCCAGGCCGGCCCGCCTGGCCTTGCGTATCTTCTCGGCCTGGAGCTTCTCGGCCTCGGCTCGCCGCTTTGTCAGGACCTTGTCCCAGGCCCTCCTCTTGATGTCATAGCACGGCCGGTTTGTGCAGTAGCCCTTCTTGTCGCTGCCCTGGGGCCGGATCCCGGCGAACAGCATCGGCTGCTCGGCGTATGTCGTCGTGTTGTCCGGGCAGCCGCTGCACGACCGCCGGTCGGCAAACCCCGTCTCTATGCCGCCGGTCTCCCGGCTCTCGGCCTCGCGCTTCAGCCAGCCGCAGGCGGCCAGCCCGCACATGGCCCGCGCCACGTCGCTCCGCAGATCGGCCATCGGCTGGATGTAATCCTTGGGATCCTCCTTTTTCTCGCCCCAGCCGGCCCTGTGCTTCCAGGCCTTGCCAGTCCATTCAATCGCCAGGCATTGCCCGGCCAGTTTGATCTGCCGCCCCTGGTCGCCGACGCGGCTTATCAGCTCGGCCTGGTGCACCGGCAGCCGGGCCGACGCGACGAGCTGCCGGACGGGCTCGGCGAGCCTCAATAGCGCCACATGGCGGCGGATCATGTCGTCCGACAGGTGGGCCTCCGCCGCGATCTGCGCCACCGATAGGCCGCTTTCGACTGCCGCGCCGAAGATCCCGGCAAGCTCGACGTGGTTGAGGTCCTGGCGCTGGACGTTCTCGGCCAGCCGCGCCCGGGCCTCCCACTTCTCGTCCGCGTCATCGCCGCTGAAAACCCTGGCCTCGACGAACTGCTCGCCCCCGTTGGTCGCGGCCTTCAGGCGCCGGTGTCCGGCGACTACCCGGAACCGATTGCCCACCTTGCGGACGATGATCGGCTCGAGCATCCCCAGCTCGCTGATAGAAAGCTGGAGCTGAAACAGCGACGTCTCGTCCATCGCGGCCCGGACGTTGCCGCCCGTGTCGATCGCGTCGATCGGGACCATGACCAGGTCGGCCCGGGGAATTGACGACCTGCCCGCCGCCGGCAGGCAGGCGGGTTGACGATTGACGATATTGCTCTGCGAAGCGGCGCTTCGCTGCGAAGCACGAGTTGGGGATTTCGGCTTTCGCCTCCCCGGCTCGGCGATCTCGGGGTCTATCCGGCCGGTGACAAGGGGCGCGAAGTCGGTGTTCCAGGCCTTCACGCTGAGGGGTTCGTTGGAGGCAGACCAAGTCCCGCCCTTCATCGGCTCCTGGAGGGACAATATGCCTCTGCCACTTATCACCTCAACCCGAAATCGCATCTCGATGGTGCCCGGGCCCTCGTTCACTGTGCCATTGACGGGGTCGGCCATCCCTAGCGGCACTTCGATCTCGAATACAGTCCCCGCCGGCGGCGGATTCTTCACGTCGATAATTCCCATCGTCTGCGTCGTTTCCATTGTGTGTCCCTTTCGTTTCTTGATTGCCCTGTGCTTGTTCGCCCTGCGGAACTCCGCCGAAGGCGCGCCTGTTCCTCTGCTGAATTTCCTCGCCGCAGCCAGTCGCCCATGGCGACTTACGCCGCTTCGACCTGCTTGCCCGGCGAGCCGCCCTTCAGGAAGCTCTCGGCTTGCTGGCGGGCTCCTTTGGCCTTGGCTCCGGCCGCGTCGCGGGCCAGGCCGATCAGGCCCAGGACGGCCTCCCTGACTGCCTCCAGGCGGTCCTCGGCCTGCGTGAGCCGTTCCTTGGCCGCGGCGGCCGCGTCCTTGGCTTCCTTGTAGCCGTCCCGCGCGGATGCTACCTCGCCCCGCGCCACGTCGATCTTGGCGTAGGCCTCGAAGATCTGCTTGAGGCTCGCGCCCTGCTCGTTCTTTTTCGCCCCGCTACGCGGGTCGTGTAGTGACTTGCTCATCGGGTTCTCCTGGTTGGCCGCCGGGGGCGGTATTTGATTCTCTTGCTTCGGTAATCGTGACTCACAGTCGACCTCAAAGATTCGCTGAAAACCCCGCACGCGGAATGGTTCGACCGGCCGAATGTCCTCCAGAATCCAGGCCCAGGCACCCTCGTATAAATCGCAAGCGGCCCGGGCCTCGTCCGCCTTCCGCATCGGCCGGCAATCGACAAGCTCGGCGACGCAGAGGGCGAAGCCACACAGGTGCCCCTCCACCTGGGGATTCTTGCTCGAGCAAATCAGGAGCGGCCCGCGATAGGACGTGCCCCAGGTCCGCGTCTCTATGGTCTTTCGGCCATTGCGGATCATCGTGGCGCATGGCTGATGCAAGCTGATCGCCTTCATGTCCCGCCGCCCTCCAGGCGCTTTTGCAGCCACGCGACGGAGATGGCGAACGCAGCCGCGCTGGCGGCCTCGATGATCATTCGCGCCGACATCACATGCGGCCTCCCATTGCGATTATTCCCCCAACCAGGCTATTCCACGCGGCGGGGCGCTTCTCCTCAACCAGCGGCGTCGGGGGCCGGGCGGCCTCGGTTGCGGCAGGGTCATCTTCGAACAATACCGCGGCGTCATCGGCGCGCCTGGCCGGCGCATTGCGGTCCAGCCACCAGCGCCAATATTCTTCCGCGCTCGCGAATGTTGTGCCGCTTCTGCTAACGTAGCCGGGGCGGAACGTGCTTTTGATTGCCCGCTCCCACCCCGCACACAATTTCGGCCATCGCGCCAAGTGCCTTTCGATGTCGCTCGTCATCGGGCAGAGCACACAGCCAAGGCGTTCAAATCCCTCGTCATAGAGGGAGCAGTACCGCAACCTGCGCTCTCTGATATATTCCCACACGGCATCGGTCGGCCAGTCGATGATCGGGTGTAAGTACCGCTTCGTCTTGTCTCGGTAGCAAGCCTCCCTCATCTGGCGTTTAGCTCGGCGGTTGGACTCGCCCCAGCGCACGCCTGTTATAGTGAGCCGCCCTGTGCCGCCGCGTTCCTTTAGTTCTTGACAGCAGAATCGGGCATTGCGGCGCGGCGGCATCCCTTCTTTGCGTATCAATTGCCACATCGTCAGCGGCGGCCTGTCGATTCGGACTTCGGGGAATGTCTTGATGAAATGCACCAACTCCGGCGGGTCAACCGTTGTCAGATTGTAGTGAGCCTCAAAGCTTACGTCCGCGCGTTTCGTCAGATCGAGAATTACCACGGAGTCTTTCCCGCCGCTGAACGCGAGCCAGTAGCCGTTCGGATGCATCCGCAACGCTTCTGGTTCAAACTCCCGAATCCGCGCGATTGCAACGTCGTCCATCGATTTGCCGTTCAAGTATCGTCTCACTTGCTCTCCTCAAACAGCGGCGTCGGGGGCCAGCCCCTCGCCGCTGTCCCTTATCAGCATCCACGCGTCGAGCTCGTCCCACGGCCGCTTGCTGTTCGGCGGTCGCGCCATCGTCGTTTGTAACTGGCTCATCTGTTTCCCTTTCCACATTGCAGGCTGCAGTTCGCGCCTGCTCGTCGCCGTCTGTTCAATTGACCCGCCTTCGGCGGGACGAGTGACAATTTCCGCGGTCAGTCCGCGATCACCAGGCGCGCGGCCTTGATCGTGCCGTCCGCCGACATCACCGCCATCTTGCTATTGTTGCAGTTGAAAAACGCGTGCCCCTCCGGGCAGGGAAAATCGAGCAGCACTTCAGCCCAGCCCAGGAGCTCGGCCAGTCTGACGAAGGCGTGCCCCTCGCGCCTCATGCCGTCGGGCGGCCCGTCGGACGCCCTGACGTTCGCCTCGGGTTTTGGCGCCTCGGTCGCAGCCTTGCTCGGCTCGCCGCAGCGTGCCCGTCGCCGGCTTCCCGGGCCCGGATGGCGCGGCGCAAGCAGGTACTTCATCGCCTCGTCCCTCAGTGCCTCGTCTTTGCCCTTGAAAATCCGGAACAGATGCGTCTCGCAGAGCCCACGGCTTTTTCGCGGCCGCTGGCAGCCCGGCACCGCACAGGTCGGCGATGGCGCCCCGGTAGCCGCCGGCGGCCCGCCCTGCGGGTCGTGTAGCGACTTGCCGCACCAGCCGCCGTGCCGGCTCAGCCCGTTTTTCGTCTTGAAGCTCTTCCCGCATTTCTCGCACATGTGCATTTCGTCTTTCCTTTCTGCCGTCGCGTCGGCGGCGGCGCGCAGCGTGTAATGTTTCCTCACGACGGCCGCGGCGTCCTCGTCGCCGTGGACCAGTGCGGCCAGGTGCTTGATGCAAAGCCCTTCTCGCCTGGCCGTAAGGCCGCAGTCCGGATACTCACAGGCGCCCGTCCTGCCGTCGATTCCTTCGCCGTCCATGGCCGCTTCCTTTCGTCTCTCGATCTCGTTCCGCACCTGCGCCAGGTTCGCCAGGAGGTGCCTGTCGCTGCCGGGGCCGTTGCCCCGCCACAATCGCCCGTTCACGCGTCATCATTGGCGCTCCCGTCCAGGGCTTGCCTGCACTTCGTCAAACCCTCGATGAGCCTGCCGATCATCGGCGAAAGGTGGGGCGGAATTAACTTCTTGAGGGCCTCGATCCTGCGCCGCGTCGTCTCGGCGAGCCAGGTCGAGGCATGTCGCGAGGATTCGATTCCAAGAGCCTCCAGTGCCGCCTTCGTCTCAGCCACGCCCGCGTTTTCGTCTCGAAGCCTTCTATTTTCAGCCTCGACGGCAGCGACCTTGCGCCGTATCGCCGTGGAAACTTCATATCCTAATTTGCGATTGTCTCCCTTTTGGGCGAGCCACTCGCGCCAATACTGGGCCGTCCCTCCGGGGTTTTTGTCTATCTCGTGTTCAGGGTCAATCCGCGACCTGCTCATCAAGATGTACCTGTACAGGGCTTCAGGGATTTCGACCGTGCGACGCTGCGCCTTCTTTTTCAGGTACAATCGGCTGCCCGTCCTGGACACGTACAAGAGCCCCGCCTCGGCCGGCAGCTCCTCCACGGCCAGCAGGCCCGTCGGGCAGACGAAGTAGAATTCATTGCAGTAAGGCAAGTACAAGTGCCACTTCTCATCGCCCAGGAAATCCCCGCGCGCGATCTTCGCCTCATAGACGATCACGAGCGGGTTGGCCCAGGACCTTTTCATTACCCAGGCGTCCATGCGAAGGTGCGAGCCGTAAGGGCCGCTCCCCCAGGTCGGGCCATCCTTGCACTCCGACACAAACACGTCGCTGGCGTGCTTTGTCGCAAGTAGTTTGAGGATCATCTTTGAACTGATGGGTCGCTCCGCGGTCTTCGTGTTTCGATCACTCATGCGGGGCCTCCTGGGGCTTCGCAGTACGCCCTGATGAACGCCGCTGCCGCTTGGGGGCAGATTGCATTGCCGTATCCGCGCAGCTTGACCACTCTGGCGGGAACCCCATGAGCCAGCGGGAAAGTTCCGGGTTCAACGCGCCGCGCTTTTCCGTCTCGGAAGGGGATGATGTCGAAGGGGAACCAGAACCCCAAACCTGCCTGGCTAGTAGCGCATTTTCCTTGACATTCTGGCACTCCGCTCCGTCCTTGTGGTCCCGTCTGGTCGGCGTCGCATAGCCCGCCAGGTGCGCCTGATAGGCCAACGCTGGTTGCGGCGCATCGTGGAACGGTTTCTTCTTCTGCGCATCGGCCATTGTGGGTGTCGCGTAGTTCGCCAATGTTGCTGTTGATGTTAGCGAGAGTCCCCCGTGTGCTTTTTTGCCAGTCACTATTTCCTGAGCCTTCGGCGTCGGGTATCCCGCCAGTTCCGCAGCATTGGAGAGCGTATCGTCCGGGTTTCCCTTCCTCGCCTGACGCCCCGCCCCACTTTTCCCCGATACATCTCTTGCCGCTGCTGTCAGCCACCCAGAACAGCCTTTGCCTGATGTGCGGCGCGCCTTGGCAGCAAGCCGGCAGATCGGCAGCCCCGAAAGCATATCCCAATGCTTCCAGGTCAGTTCGTACTCCGGCGAGCCATTCACGTCCAAGCCTGCTCGCAACCTGCTCTCCAAAGACCGTTGCAGGCCGGCACTCGGCGATGAGCCGCAGAAAAGCGGGCCAAAGGTGGCGTTCGTCCGCCGTTCCTTTTCGCTTTCCGGCCGCGGAGAAGGGCTGACAGGGACAGCTTCCGGTCC